AAGCCATCAATAGCTGTTTTTACAGCGTTATCTAAGTCTTCTTGATTAAAAGGCGTAATATCTTCTGGTATACTACTTATTAATTCTTCAATAAACTCTTTAACTTGGTCTCCTGAAAAATTAGTATCGTCATCTAAAGTGTCTAAACCTAAATTATTATTTAAAGCGTCTGTATATATTTCAAATAAACCAGCAGTTGCTACGTCGCTATCTAGTTTCTCTTCTGTAGCTGGTGCTACTTCTGTAGCTGGTGTTTTTGTTATAGTTTCTTCCTGATCAGCAGAAGGAGAATCTGCACGCAAACTAGCTCTATTAAGTTTTAAATCAGATATAATTTCATTTGTGGTTCTTTGAAAAGGCGTACCAAAACCAGTTAAATTATAAGTATCTGTTTCAGCATCATAACTTAGAATCTTAACATCGCCGCGCTGCACCGCCACTGAGTTTTTCAAAGCCTGAGTTACTTTGTCGGGGTCTACAGGAAGAAGTCTATTTGTTGTAGTAGGCATAGCTGTCCCACCCAACATTCCAGCAGAAGTAGGTAACGCTTCTGTATCTGATGCTACTTCTGTATCTGATGCTACTTCTGTAGCTGGCGCTACTTCTGTAGCTGGCGCTACTTCTGTAGCTGGCGCTACTTCTGTAGCTGGTGCTACTTCCGTAGCTGGTGCTACTTCCGTAGCTGGTGCTACTTCTGTAGCTGGTGCTACTATTGTAGCTGGTGCTACTTCTGTAGCCGCACTACTACCTCCGCTCTGGCTCCCGCCTTCTTCTGTTTCTTCTACGGGTAATGAAGGAGGCTCTACATCAGGCTCTATTTTATCTTCTACTTCAGGTGTGGTTACTGTGGACTCTACAGGTAGCTCTTCAAAAGCAGGCTGCTCTACGCTAGTGGAAGGCGTAAGTAAACCCCTGTCTTGAAAGTAATCAAGCGCCGGATCACTTACAACATTAAAAAACTGTGATATGAGATCAGCATTACCTTCGCCCGCTTGCTGAGCAAACCCCCTGTCAGCGTCCCAGCCAGAGTTTATTAAATCTTGGGCTAATGCACTGATAGCATCTACTTTATCTGCGCCTAGCTGTTGTTTAGCTCTTGCACTAATGTTGTTAGTCCAATCAGCTAAGCGACTAAGTTCCCAGCGTAAAGGGTCTTTCTGGCCGGATATACTAGCCCCTACATTAGTAATAACATTGTAAGCGAGTAGACCAGAGCTAATAGGATTCATGCCGGGAAATCCTGCTGCTGTACTTCCCGATGCTGCTGCGCCGCCTGTTACTGCTTCTACAGCTTCTGGACCAAACTGATTACTTATGAATTTTAAAGCCTCGCTTTCCGCCGGATTAAAAACAGTAGTACCTGTGCTAGCCATTGATCCGGCAGCAGAGCCAATAGCAGGTGCTCCTGAGCCAAAAGTAACAGTAGTTAAACCTAGCTGATTAGCTACATCTAAAATATCATCTAAATCAAATCTTTCGGTTAGACTAGAAAAATCAAACCCTGTATCTGTTTGTGGCTGGTCTTCTTGTTGAGGCGCATTTACTAAAGTATTCCCTGCGTCTACATCAAAGTACCCAGTTAAATCAGGGTCCATCTCAAAGTTATTATATCTAACCTCAGCCATTAGCTATTCTTCCAGTTAGATAGTGTTTTAAGTCCAAAACTTGCAGCTATAGCAGCAGCTAAGAAACCTTTGTAGTAATCGGGCATTTGCGCGAGCACTATAAAGCCTTCCTGTATATAAGGGACTAACCCAGGAATAAACGCACCGATTAAAGGCAAACTAAGAATCACAGCAAACCACTCATCTTTCCAAGAAGACTGAGAACCTTTTGCTTGTGTTATATCCCATTCCGCATCATTTTCAATACGACGCATTTTAGATTCATGGACGGCTTGCTTTTCAGCAGCCTTGTTCTTAAAGAATGTACCAACTAAATTTGTTACTGGGCCTATTAATGCTTGCCACATAATACACTCCTAAGTTAAAGAAAGGGGCTACCGAAGCAACCCCCTGCTTTATTTTCTGCTATTAGCTAGCAGGAACAACCAAAGTCAAGCCAGATGCAGGACGCAATACAGCGATACCATATAGAGTATCTGAGGTAAATAGGTTAGCTAAAAACTCTTGCTTATACTGAGTTTGTGAGCGAACACCTACTTGCTGTGCCATAACCATCGCATCACGATGGAAAAGCATAGCGCCTAGAGAGTCTACTGAGCTTGCTGAGTTATCACCGGCTGCCTCAACAACAGGGCAGTTAGTGCTAACAAAAACGTCAATGCCATAGAGTTGACCAATTTGACCGTTAGTCACTTGACCGTTGTTTACAAAGTCAGAGCTTACGTATCGGTCAATACCCATGATCGTGTTACGGACAACAGGAGGGACTACAAAGTAGCGGTTATCCATAGGAACATCTTGATCATCCAACTTCTGAATAATACCACGGAAGCCTGCGTCAGTAAATACGTCAGCAGAAACCACAGTATCAGCAGTGTAGGTAGAAAGACCGTTAGAAGCGTCTACAAAGAACGTACCTGCGTTATTCAAGTAAGTAGTAGACGTAGTACCGGAAGTTCCTAGACCAGTGGCTAAAGAGTGCAGATCAGTGTCAACTTGCTTTGCTAGTGCATAGCCAGCATCTTCAGTGTAAAACTGACGTAGAGAAGACAGAGCTTGCACATCAGTGATGTCTTCGATCAAACGTGAGTATTCAAAGTGCTTATTGATAGAAACCTGTACTTCGCTTTCTGTCGCATTTTGAACAGTTACAGCAGTGTTTTCTGCTTTAGCATGAGCGTCTCCACGGACAGGCTTAGGCACATGGATAGTGTCGCCTTTTTTACCTTCCATAGACATTTTCTTGACTAAGTTAGCCAAGACAAGGTTTTTTTCGTATGCAGCAATAATCTCATCACTCCAAATTTCTGGAATAAAAGTAGCTGCACTAGTGTTATCTACAAAACCGCCAGTTGCGGGATATGTTGAATCTGTCATAATAAATATCTCCTAAGATATGTTACCTGACCCGTTTCTCCGCATACGCTCTCATAATTTCTGGTTGAAGCGCAGCGTAACGATGAGGGTCTTCTTTCATAAGTTTAATAATGTCTGCGCGTCTGTAAATCTTTTTAGGGTTAGACTCGGAACTGCCTCTAGCATTCCCAGTGTTAGCAGACTTAACTGCTTCACGTCGGCTATTTTTTTCTGCTTGTGCAGTCTGTCCTACTAACTGCTTACGCTCTTTCCATAGACTGAAAAGTTCATCCGCAGATTCGTGGTCATACTGTTGATCAGCAGCTACAAATAATCTAGTACGCACTGGTGATGCTTTAATCCACTCAGCAAAACTCGCATCCTGTAAAATTGCTTTCATGTCAGGGTGCTTTCGCTGTAGCTCAGCTAACGCTGTGCTTTGGCGATACTGTTTGCTAAGAGCTTCGGCTTCTTTAACTTTTGGATGATTTTCTATCCGCTGGTCAATAGCTTTGTCAGGTTCTGTAAAAAAGTCTACTTCTTCGACTTGTTGTGGTGCTTTTTCTTCTGGTGTAAGTTGTGAATTGATATACTGATCAACAACCTTACGTAACTCACCTACTTCTGAACTTTGACGCCCAAGTAACTTTTCAGCTTCTTGATGCATCTGTACAAGTTCTTCCGCAGACTTACCCTTGTATTTATCGGGGACTTCCGTTTCAGGCTCTTGTTGAGTTACCTGTTCTTCGGTTTCTTGTTCTTCTTGTTGTTGCGTATCATCAATACGCTCACTGTCTAAAATCCTAGCCATTATTAAACTCCGTACCTTAGTATTGTGGAGAAATTTAGTATGAAGGTTCTCTAATCAGAGGCTTGCCTTCTCTCGTATTTTATATGATTTGCTCGTGTCTTGGCCCACCGCCTAGTTGCGTCTGGAAAATCCCCACTAATAGGGTCTAACTTTGCTCTAGGAGCCGACACAAGCCTTGTTGCTTCTTCACCACACGCGCACCTAGTTGTCATGTGATCTGGAGTAACAAGTTCTTCAAAGGTTTGTCCGCAAGGACATTTAAAATCATATAACCTAAACATCTAGTTCTGATTGATCAGGCTGATCTTTTTCTTCTTGAGCTTGCTGATGAGCATTATCTATTTGCACTTCTAAGTTAAGAATATTAGCTATGACAGCTAACTGACCTTTCCTGAAGTATAGATTGTTTGCATCTTCAGTTAACTCTACTGAGTTTATACTTACAACATTATTTTTAAAATCAGAGATTAGCTGCTTCCAGCCTTCTGATCTAAACATTGCAAAATAATTGTTAAAGTATGTTTCTAGTTCTTGTGTCATCATATTTTACCTTGGTTGTCAAGAATATTTTGTACTTAATGTACGCTTTTATTATAGCATACTTTTAATGAAATGTCAAGAACTTTTAACGCTTTTTGGTTGCTTTTTTCTTTCGGGTGCCGTTCATAGGCGTTTTCTTCTTTTTCATCATTCCGTTACCATAACTTTTACCATAACCGCGCATTCTCTTCTCCTTACCATTTTACTTTATTAGCCCAATAAGCAGCAGACATTTTGCCTTTTGCTATGTTAGACCTGTGGCGTGCTTTAAAACTCGCACGTTTCTTTTTCATTTTATCAGACTCTCCAGCTTTAGGCTTACCCGCTGTGCTTGCGCCTTGCTGACCAAACCGGATAGTCTTTATCTGATCACCTTCTTTTGCCACAACAATGTGACTTTTTGTAGGATGATTAGGTGTTCTTTTTGGTTTATTGTAACCAGAGACTCCAGCACGTTTTAGACGAGAATCTTTTTCGCTCATTTTTATGCCGCTTTAGATGTAGTTGTCGCTTTTCGAGATGGTTTTGTATTCTGAGCATTCTCAAGTTCCTCAATTCGTTTTTGAAGTTCATCAAACTTTTTGTTAATTTGATCTACGATTTGAGAAAGCTCTGTGCGTGTTACTACCATTAGCGCTGTCCTTGTAGCTGTAATGTGGATTGTTGAGATTGGTTTTTGTTATCTATCTCTTTCTCTTTTAAAAAAGTCTGAGCAATCTTCATCCGACGCTCAAACTCTTTATCTTCTTGATCACCTGCTCGTAAGTTTGCAGTAACAGCTTTTATTTGATCTATACGTAGTTCTTGTGGGGCAAGCTGGGTCTCTACAGCAATCTTTTGTGCTCTTGCTTGAGATTCCGCTGCTTGGCCTGCTAAAGCTGCCGTTTGTGATTGCTGGAACTGTAACTGCGCCTGTTGTGCGGCCTGTGCTAATTGCTGCTGCTCAGGCGTGGGCTGCGCTGACTGTGCTGCTTGGTCCATAGTAGCCAGTAATTCTTCTCTATTAGACAAGTTCATATTATCTATAATAGACTGAATTAAGCTATTATACAGAGGAGAGTCAGGCGGCATGGTTTGCAAGAGTTGAACTAACTGCGTTACTTCGTATTCTCGTGCAATAATACCTAAGCTAGATGTAGCTACAAACTTAAAGTCGTTAACAGGATAGTTTTCAGGATCAAACTGCATATAACGACAAGCAGCCTTCTTTACGAAAGGTATTAAAAAAGACTCTTGAAAGTTTACCAGCGTGCGCTTATGTCGCTTAATAATTGCGCCCAGTGACATACTAATGCCTGCCGCTGTTGCTTCGCCATTGATACTCCCTGGTATGCCTGCGGAATCAATAGCGCCCGTAGACATCTGCACCATACGTTGTAGAGCTTCTGCCTGTGCAAACGTAATCTGGTTAACCTGACCAAAATTAAAAGGCTGGAGAACAGTACGAGGATCACCATTAGTCAAAATGATTTTACCTGGTCTAACCTCCGGCCTAGAACCGCGTGGAAGCCTCGTAGCATCCATTGCCATCATTGGATGTACTGTTAGAGATAGCGCATCAATACGCGCTCTTAGCTCAGTATCGAGAGCTTTTTGGCTATTGTAGCCCTTTTCGCAAACACCGCGACCCCAGAAACGACCAGGAACAACATCCCAAGGAAAAGCAATGATAGGGCGGTCTTGCATCATATATGGGTTTTCTTCCGCTTTTAACAGAACACCGCCGTTTGCTATGACAACAATAGCTTCGATATAGTAAGACTCTCGACTTTCTTCTTGTACATCATCTACGATGTCTGCTATATCTTCATCCTCATCTATCATCTCTTCACGTTCAGTTTTGTTTAAAAGATCACGAGGAACCAACCCATAGTATTTAGTCAGACGTACTTTATCTTCATCGTAAGATGTTAAGTCTTGATCAGGCTCTATATCATAATCAGGAGCAGCATTGCCTACATAGACATCGCGATAAACGCCTTCTTCTTGAAGCTGCTCTACTGTATGTCGAGATACAAATTCATCAACAGCTACACCCAAAGCATTTTCTACAGATGTAGCTACAGGGTCTATAAGAAAATTTTGAGGCAGTACAGGACGTAAACTAACAACTGTACGGTCAGTTATATTAACCCCTACCGCCGTTAACTGACCATCCATGATAGGCTGTGTAGCCGGAGCCATTTCTTTAACGTCTTCTAAGACAACTTCCGCTACACCCATGCCAAAAACAGCAGAGTTTATTAAACATTCACCAATTTGCTTGCGTATTTGCGTCTTAGCGAAGTCTTCGTGGAGTTTTTGCCGTAAATAAACAACATCTCCTGACTCTTGATCGTTAAGATCATCTTTAATATCAAAAAAAGTACCTCTTCCAAAGGTAGCCTCTTCTATTTCAGCCACACTAGACTCTACTGCTTGCTGTAGTGCCGGTGAAATAATACGTGAGCGCTCACTTTGTCTGTCTGAGTCCTCTGCCGCCCAAATACCACGCCATAAACGGTAGTATTCTTCGTATTTAGCCGCGTAATTAGTCTCATAGTGGTCGCGCCAAGTGTCACACTTGCGTATTACCCAATTCTCTAAGCTCTGCTCAGTCATTAACGTATCATTATCGCCGTATTGCATAGTTATACTTTCCTTGAGCGCCTTGTTTTTTGAGCAATTTTCTTAGGTTGCTTGCTAAACTGCTTACCAGCAGCAGTGTCTTTACGTTTTTTACGGGTAGTAGCCGCATATTCTTTGTCTGACAAAGACTGTATTGCTTTTTCAGGTAAGTAGCGCTCGCCTGTAGCTTTTGAACCTTGCGTGCTGGGCTTCCCTGACTTCGTGCGCCACTTTTGTTTGGTCCACTTTTTAAGAGACTGCTGTGGTTTTTTTAAGTTAGCCATCAGCCCTTCACTTTTTTCTGAACTTTTTTACTTAACTCTTTGAAATGGTAAAGTTTCTGACTAGTCTTACCATGTGTTTTATGCGTGTTTAAGTCTCCATTTGGCATTTTGTGGGTATTGCCCTTCCATTCCTTGCCTTCTTTTGTGTAATGCGGTACGCCCTTCACGATGTGTAACCCCCACCTTTTGCTTTGTATTCTTTGGCTAGCATTTGGGCTTTACGCGCCGACCATTGCCCTGGCTTGCCCCCTTTGCTTCCCGCTTTAATCCTGTTAAACAAGTTTTTACGCATAGTAGGCTTCGTATAGTTGCCTGCTTCGTTGACCCTTGACTTAGGTTTTGCTTTTTTGGTAGCCATACTAATACCCCGATACAACATCTAATATTTCATGATTGTCAATTTCAAACTCATAGCTGTACGCTACTTTAGCCAGCTGATCAACGTAAGCCAGCGCATCCACTAAATCATCGTGTGTCAGTAAATCAGGGAACTGGAATAATTGATCTAAAAACTTACTGTTCCAATGACCTTGATTTAAAGTTATTTGACCATTCTCAAAGCGCCCTTGCAGCGCCCACAAAACCCGATCAGTTTTTTTTCTGTTGCCGTGGGTTAACTCTTCTACAACAAAGAAACGCCCATACTGCTTCATTAAGTCAGTTAAAGGCGACATTACAGCTTGCTTTGCTATTCCCTTTTCTATCCCCACACTGATCGGGCGGTAGTCCCTAACTACCTCAAAGATTTTCCTGGCAGTATCTCCTAACTCCCAGCGACCATAAATTATATTTTCAACAAACCAACCATCAGAGTTTACTTTAGCAACCACTATAGCTGTTTCATCTAATCTACTGTTTTTACTTCGTTTTTTACTTACGTCTTCAAAACCAGCCAAGTCAACAGCTACATAATAGTCACCTGTTTCTGGAGAATCCCCGAACTTTACCCAATCCTCTTTAAACATCTCCGAACCACGAGCTTCAAAAGATGCCATAAACTCTTGACGGAAAGCGTAACTAGACATGTTTTTCTTAGCAACTTCAATCTCATCAGGGTCTAAGAGAGGGTTATCATAAGAAGTAAAATGATAAGCAGCATAAGTATCGTCTTCACCCAGTTCCGCATACTTGTACAACTCATAAAAATGGTTTCGGCCCATTGGTGTACCAA